TATAATATGCAATTTGAACTTGCTATTATGTGTAAATTAAATGATGATGCATTACAGATTACAGAACAGATATTACCGTATTTCCAACCAGCATATAATGTTAGTGTAGAGTTAGTAGAAAGTATTAAAGAGAAAAGAGATATTCCTATTGTTTTAGAAAATATTACAATGCAAGATGATTATGAAGGGGACTTTACTTCAAGAAGAGTTCTCCTTTATACATTAAGGTTTACTGCTAAAACCTACATGTTTGGTCCTGTTACAACTGCTACCAAGGATATCATCAAGAGTGTCAAGACTACCTATATTTCTGGAGATTCCAAGAGTACTATGCGGGATATTTCCTACACAGTTACTCCAAGAGCAACCAAGAATTATACAGGAGAAGTTCTTACCAATCTTGACGAAAACATTGGTTTAGGAGATGTTGTAATTCCTGTTGTTGATGGAAGTAAGATTCCTGCTCTATCATCAAGCAAGAAGTTATATATTAATATTGGAGATGAGGAATTATACGTCAAGAAAGTTGAAGGTAATAATTTGACAGTGGAAAGAGGTCAGGATAATACAGTTGCTGGTTCTCACTTGAAGGGAGCAGAGGTTAAATCTATTACTGCTGCTGATAATGTTCTCATTGAAGAAGGAGATGACTTCGGATTTGATGGAAGCACTGAAGGTTGGCTCTAAATGACTATGACTAAAGAATTCAACAAACTTGATAAAACCTTTAATATCACTCCCGAAGTGGTAGAGGAAAAAAGTGAGGTGGTTAAACCAGAAAAACCAGATAGACTGACGAAGGATGATATAACTAGAGACTATGAATATACAAGAGGTAATCTTTATAGTATAATAGAAAAAGGTCAAGAGGCAATTGATGGGATTCTTGAAATTGCTCAAGAAAGTGAGATGCCTAGAGCATATGAAGTTGCTGGTCAACTCATAAAAAGCGTCTCCGATGCTACTGATAAATTAATTGATCTTCAGAAAAAACTGAAGGATGTTAATGAAGAAAAGGTAGCAAAAGGACCATCAACAGTCAATAATGCACTTTTTGTAGGATCTACCGCAGATCTTGCAAAATTGATAAAGGGAGAAATGCCCAAAAAAGACTGAATAAATATACTTGTAGATGGAGTAGAAATACGTGCCACTTAAGAAGCCATCAGAATTTTACGACAAAAATCCTAATTCATCTTTTGATGATGTAAAGGAAGAGTTGAAAAACGCTAAACCTGAAAAGGTAGAGCGAATTTCTGAAGCTTTTGATTCGTTTAAGAGTAACTTAAATAATATACAGTCACTTTCTGACTTTACAGAAACCTTTAATACTTTCAAGTCTAATGTAGAGAAAGTAGAAGGTTTATCAAATACTGTAGAAGAGATAAGAGAAAATATTCAAGATCTGATCAGTAAGAAGGATCTTGATGATTCTATGATGGCACATCTTCTATTTGTAGAAGAGTCAATCAGAAATGTTCAGGATAAAGTAAAAACTGTTAATAGCAATACTTTATTTGAGGTAAAGGAAGAGTTTAATACTTTATCTGAAAAGGTAAATGAGTTTTTAGGTGAAGAAGTTCCTGCATATAAGAAATTAATTGTAGAATCTGAAACAAGAGTAGATGGTAGATTTGGTGATTTTAAGGAAGAAGTAACTGATGTATTTGAGACTTTAGGAACTGATATTAAGGAAGAAGTTTCTAATATTGCTGATAACCTTAAAGGTATTAATGAAGAGAACCTTTCTGGTATTAGAGAAGATGTAAAGGGTATTGGTGATAAAGTTAAGGCATTAGTAGAACAAGAACTACCAGAATATAAGAAGTTTTTTGCAGAGACAGAATTAAAGACTGAAGATAGACTAACGGAGAATGAAGAGTTAGTAGAAGAGAAATTAAAGAAGGTTGAAGAGAATTATAAGCAAGGAATCAAAGGAATTGAGAAAGATATAAAGCAACATAGAAAGTCTTTAACAGAATCAAAGATAAAGACTGAAAAGGGTATAAACAAGTTATTCAAGGATCTAGCACAAGATATAGTTACTCTTGATGAGAGACTTATAGTTCTTGATACTGGTGTTACTGCTGTTCATGAAAGAGTAGAAGGTAAAGAATCTGAAGTTGATAAAGTATTATCTGAAAAGATAATTAAAATTGAGAATCTTGTAAAAGAATCTAAAGTTCTTTCTGATACTGTAAAGAGAGACTTTAAGAATAGAGAGATTTCTAGTGATAAAAAGTTAGAGGAGTATGCAGGAACTTTAACTTCTTTTGCAGAAAAGATTACTGAATTAGAATCCAATCTTTCTGATAATATTTGCGAATTACAAGAGAATTTAGATACTAGCACCACAAAGTATCATGAGGATCTAAAAACTAATGTAGAACAATTTGAGGAGACATTATCTGAAAAGTTAAAAGATTTACAGATTAATTTTACTGTAAATGAAAAGCATATTAAAGGTATTCGTAAAGAGTTTGAGGATGTTGTAGAGAAATTAAATGTAGATGAGATAGAACAGAAGAGTAAAGAACTTACAGGTAAAGTTAGACAATTAGAAGAAGTATTAGAGAAGTTTGATGAGAAAGAACTTCTGTCAGAAGGTCTATTAAATATTCCTCCTGATGTTGATAACTCTGATCCTCTAACTCCTTTAGATAAGAGATATGTAACTCTTGATCAGTTATCAGAGCATTACAGATTATTTGTTAATAGAGTTCAGCAACAACTAGCAACCTTTGGTGGAGGTGGTGCTGTTCGTCTTGATGATTTAGAAGACGTTGATGTAACTGGTGGTGTAGCAGATAATTACATTATTCAATATAGCGAGTCTGATTCTAAATGGATTGCTAAATTAGGCAATGTTGGTGGTGCAGGAACTTGGGCATCTAGTGATACAGGTATTCATACCACTAGAAACGTAGGTATCAATACTACTGCTGCAAAATCTGACTATGCATTATGGGTTGCTGGTAAGATGGGTGTTGAGGGAGACCTCGAATATGATGAAGCAACTGCACGTAACTGGAATATATCTGGTGTGGCAACTGCTGCCAAGATGCATGTTGGTGGTGGAACTACATTTGCCGAAGATTTAGTAGTTACTGGTAATACTAGGATTGTTGGTATATTAACTATTGGTACTTCATCCATTATTATTGATGGTGAGCAAGAAGAGATTTCTATTGGTAGCACAATTGAGGGTGAAGATGGTGTTACTATTACTAATTCTGCTGTTACTATTGGTGCTGGTGTAACAATTAGTGCTGCTGCATCTGGTATTAACTCTGCACCTAATGTCCTTTATGTTGCAAAAGATGGTGTAGATACAAATAATGGAACATCTATTGATAATGCATTCTTAACTATTAAAGCTGCTGTTGGTGCTGCATCTTCAGGAACAACAGTTAAAGTTCTTTCAGGTAGATATGAGGAAGCAAACCCAATTGAAGTTCCTGCTTTTGTTTCTATCGTAGGAGATGATCAAAGAGCAGTTACTGTTACTCCAACTACAGCAACTAATGATATTTTCCATGTAAGAAAAGGAACTAAACTAGCAAGTATGACATTTAGTGGTCATCTTGCACCTGCTGCTGCGGTTGCTTTCCCAACAGATGAGATTGCAGAAAATGTAGGTGGTGGTAAATGGAAAGGACCATATATTCAGAACTGCACAAGTGATACTACAACAGGAACAGGACTTTATATTGATGGAGATCAAGCAAGATCATTGAAAGCAATGAACGTTGACTCATACACCCAATACAATCAGGGTGGAGTTGGTGTTGCTATTACTAATGGTGGATTTGCTCAGTTAGTTTCATTGTTCACTATTTGCTGTAATGAAGCAGTTACTGCTGATAAAGGTGGTCAAGCAGATATTGCAAATAGTAATTGTAGTTTTGGTAGTTTTGGATTAGTATCTAGAGGTGTAAGTGATTTACAATATACTGGTATAGTTACTACAACTGCTGCAGCATCTCAAGCGAATGTCAAAGTAAATGTAAGCACTCCTACTCTAAACATTAGTAATTTTGTATATGATTACAGTTCTGGTATAGCAACTGTTACAACAACTTCTGCACATGGATTCCAAGTAGGAATGGGTGTAACACTTGCAGGTATTGGCGTTACTTGTGCATTTGGAAGTAAGACATATCCAGCTAAAAAACCTTTTGTGTTTGATGTAGATTCAATTCCTTCTACTACGTCATTTGTTGTTAATGTAGGTGTTTCTACTCTTGCACATACATATGTTTCTGGAGGAACTGCCAAGATAGACGTAGATCGTCCCTATGACGGTCAATTGGTTTATTTTGATACATTGTATAAGGATGTTAATAAGATCGCTGTAGGGTCAGGTGGAACAGGATATTCGTTTACTCCTACAGTAACAGTTGATGCTCCTGCTGGACCAAATGGAGAAAGAGCAACTGCATTTGCAACTCTAGAAGGAGATAGTGTTGCATCTATAACCATTATCAGTAGTGGTAGTCAGTATACAGGCACACCAAATATAACAATTTCTGCACCTGAAGAAGGATCTAATACTGCGACTGCAACCGCAAGTATGGAAGATCTTTATTATACAATAAATAGTTCGACACCTGTATCTTCAG